ATGATTCAGTGTAAACGCGTTTATGACCCGCAGGAAACGAGCGACGGCTACCGGATACTGGTAGACCGTCTGTGGCCGCGCGGGATAAAAAAAGAAACGCTGAACTACGATGAGTGGTGTAAAACGCTGACGCCATCAGCAGATTTACGCAAGGCTTTTCACAGCGAGACCATCGATTTCGCCCACTTTAGCCAACTCTATCGCCAGGAGCTTGAGGCTCAACGGGAGGAAGGCAAACGCCTGGCGGCCCTGGCCAGTCAACAGCCGCTGACGTTACTCTATGCGGCGAAAAACACCCGGCAAAACCATGCGCAGGTGCTGGCTGACTGGCTAAAATCGCTACAATAAACGCTACGGCTTATTCGGGTGATCGCGCCGCCAGAGCGCCCATTCATCTAACGTTTCCCCGCTGGGCAGCTTACATTCAGTGCGTACGCCCTGCGGGCTTTGGATGGGAACCTGCGTGCCGCCGAGCTGCTGACAGTAAACCGAAGCCGGGTTAGCCATCCCCACCGGATGCGCAGGTTGCGTCGGCTGAGTCTGCGTACATCCGGCCATCGCCAGAGGCAACATAGCTATCATCCACTTCATTTCTACTCCTTAATTGATCAAAACGGACTTTCGCCCTGAATCTCCACCTTTTCTCCATTTTAGCTGCACTTTTGCATCGTAGAGTAGCCCTGTTCTCGAACTGACCAGAGAACAGATCATTCCATAATCAATGAGTTTTTCCCCGTCGCCCCCGACGGGGCTTTTTTTTGGGATTTAATAAATTGAAATAAAAGGATTTATTTCAAAAATGTCCACATATCGACCACATTGACAAGAATAGCCCCCTTTCCAGGGGGCTATTTTTATACCGCAAGACTAAGTTGACGGTTCCCGTAATGAGAAGCCGGGAAAGCGTCGCCGGGGATAAATCCTGGCGGCAAAGGATCTGCGCTGGTTGAGCGCTTCGTTACTCTGCGCTCTACGGTGTTAAGTGTCGTGAATGACTCGCTGCATTCAAGGTTCTGGCATTGATGGTATTGCCGGATGGTAAACTCGCTTAACCGGCGGCTGGTGCGGGTGCGGGCGTTTGCGCCGCAGTAGGGACAAACAAACATGATGATCTCCCATAGGGAGTTGAACTCACGCCTATTATGGCCGCTACTGTTCAGTTTCTGCAATCCAGTCGCTTATTTTCGCCTCAAGCTCCATTTTCGTGATAAATCCGTTATCACCGATCACATGTTCCGCTCTGGCAATGATCCAATCCTGAGTATCGATTTCAGACTTAAAGCCCGACACGTTCAGATGCATACCCGGATATAAATCGGCGCGGCCGCGCGCCAGGGTTATCGAAAACTGTGCCGCGCCTTTCTGGAGCTGTATCCATTTTGCCGCAGCTGCGCGCCTGGCCGCCGTTTCGTTCTGATAGGTTTTACGCAAAACATACACGTTACCTTCAGCGCCCTCCATGTAATCCCCTTCCGGGCGGCTGCTTTTCTCCTCAGCCTTTTTTCTGGCAGTATTTGTTTTGCGCTTAGTGACCTTGACCGGTTTTTTCTTGCCGAAATTAAGATCCAGCCAGTACGCCCGCACACCAGTGTAAGCATCACGATCGGCAATGCGGAACCTGTGACGATCTCCGCTGGCACGGGTTATCTCAGCCGATGGCAGCGCCCTACCGGATGCACTGACGCCGCCCCCAGGCAGGATAAACAGCAGACAGCCATTTTTCACGGTGGCAATGGCCCCCAACATCTCCGCCATGCGCGTTAAAAACGACATGTCGCTCTCTTCGGTCTGATCCGCATGGTCGATCTCAATGTCGATCAGGGCCTCGCTAATCATCGGCTTCAGGTCATAACGCCGGGCTATGGCCGATACCACCCGCTCTACCGTCACATCATGCCAGGACACCTCCCGCCTGACGTTCATCTCTTCGCGAAAATCAGCGCTGTGCGCGGTGATGTCGATTACATCCGGCGGCCCGCTATGCCCCACCTCGTCAACGGTGTAGAGACCTTTGTAGATCAACGCCTCACCCAGCCAGCCGATGGACACCGCCAGCTCCGCACCGCGTGGGGGTAAATCCGTTACTCCGTCAGAGTCATCTACTGACAGAGTTAGCTGATCAGCATCAAAACCGTTGTTATCTGTAACAGATAGCGAGGTGATGCGGTCGGCCAGTTCAGTCAGGGAGACCCCACCCAACGTGATACTAAAATCCGGTGTCTTTACGACCTCACTTAATTTTTCTAAATACCCTTCGGCTGCTGTTGTTAGCGTGTCTGCTATCGACATAACTCCCCCGTTTTTTGCTGATGATTCCATGCCCGCGCGCGGGGCTGAATCCCTTTTTGTTGTCAGCGAACGGGCAGACCGGCAACCAGGCGACGCCAGCAGACTTAACGTTGAATATTGCCCTGAACTCAAAGAGCAACATGATGGTGAACTTATGTCTGAAACTCGTTTTCACGGCGTCCGCTCTCGCGAAAATACCGACCTACAGCAGGCAATCAATGACATTGATTCCAGCGTGATCGGTATTGTCGCGGTTGCTGATGACGCCGATCCGGAAACCTTCCCGCTCAATACGCCGGTTCTGCTGACTCGGGTGCGTAACGTCCTCGGCAAGGCAGGTAAAACCGGGTCACTTTACAAAGCTCTCAAAGCCATTTCCGATCAGTGCAGCCCGCGTGTTGTGATTGTCCGGGTGGAAGAGGCTTCCGATAACGGCGCCAGTCAATCTCAGGCCGTTATTGGCGGAACAGATGGCGACAGCTACACGGGAATGTATGCCCTGCTGACGGCGGAGGCCAAAACCGGCTATCGCCCGCGCATCCTGGCGGTGCCGGACTACGACACCGAGGAGGTAACGTCACAGCTTTGCGTGATTGCCCAGAATCTGCGGGCTTTTGTTTATGCCGGTTGCAACGGCTGCGCGACCATGGCGGAGGCTATCGCTTATCGCAAAACCTTCGCTTACCGCGAGCTTATGCTTATCTGGCCGGACTTTATCGCTTACAACCCCCTGACGGATGATAACGAAACGTTTCCCGCCCCGGCTTACGCCTGCGGCCTGCGCGCCGCTATTGATAACAGCCAGGGCTGGCACAAATCACTGTCCAACGTTGTGGTGAATAACGTTCTGGGTATTTCGAAAGATGTTTTCTGGGCATTGCAAGCAGAAGACAGCGACGCGAACGAGCTGAACAACAACGAAATCACAACGCTTATCAAGCGTGACGGTTTCCGCTTCTGGGGTAACCGCACCACGGACACCGAAACCTACACTTTTGAGGTGTTCACCCGTACCGCGCAGATCCTGGCGGACAGCATTGCGGAGGCGCAATTTACCTCTGTTGACAGCCCGCTCACTCCGGCCAACGTGAAAGATGTGGTAAGCGGCATCCGCTCTGCTCTCAGCAAAAAAGTCACTGCCGGCCAGCTTATCGGCGCTGACTGCTGGTTTGATACGCTGGACAACGGCACCACGGATTTGCGCCAGGGAAAACTGATTGTGCGCTATAGCTACAGCCCGGTCCCACCGCTTGAAGATCTGACGCTATACCAGACCTTTACTGATGATTTTTACGAACCGGCGTTCGCGTCGCTCGGGGGTGAATAATGGCTATTCCTCACAAACTGCGGCTTTTTAGCTGCTTTGTTAACGGCGACAACTATCTGGGAAAAGTGACCTCTTTCACTCGCCCCAAACTGTCACGAAAGGTAGAGGACTATCAGGGCGGTGGCATGCTGGGTGCGGTCGGTGTTGATCTCGGCCTTGAGGCTGGCGCGCTGGATTCCACCGTTGTTTTTGGCGGCGTCATTAAGGCTCTGTTTCTCGAATACGGAGCAGAAATTGACGGCACGCGGCTACGCTTTGCGGGTGAATATTTCACTGATGGCGAAAGCCAGCTTGTCGAGGTGGAGCTGCGCGGGCGATTTACTGAACTCGACGGTGGAGACTCAAAACAGGGAGAAGACACGGAGGAAAGCTACACATTTAAATCCACCTACTACAAATTCTCCATTGATGATCAGCCCATTATCGAAATCGATCTGCTGAACTTCATCTACAAAAAGAACGGTCAGAACATGTTCCCGGACCGCATCACTTCCGCCCTGGGTATGGGCAGTTAATCACGACAAAAAGGGCGGCGGTGACGTCGCCCGGAGAAATCAGAAATGACCAGCAAAAATACTTTTAAATTGACTCGTCCAGTTGTGCGTAAAGATGGCGAGATTAGCGAAGTGGAGATCACCGGCGCAATCAGTCAGGCAGGATCCCTGCGCGGTCTGAACCTTATCCGGGTTGCCAATATGGATGCGGACTCCATAGCCACGCTGTTAACGCGAGTCACCGCGCCTGCGCTGACGCAAAAAGAAATCAACGAAATGCACATGCTGGACTTTATCGGGCTGGCAGAGAAGATGGTCCCTTTCTTGAATCCGCCGGAGCCTGGAACGTCGAGCGCGGCGGAGACGGAGAGCGAGTAATCACCGTTGCGTTTGACCAGATCGACGATCTGGTCGCTGATATTGCCGTAATTTTTAACTGGCCGCCCTCCGAGGTCTTCGGCATGGATCTTGGCGAGGTGATAGCCTGGCGCAAGCGGGCGGCGCTTCGAAGTGGTGCCAGTGATGAAGAATCTTGATATCCGCGTTGCATTCAGCGCTATCGACAGATTTACCCGCCCCGTTAATGCTGCCCGCCAGAGTGCGGGCGGCCTTTCCGACTCCCTCAAAAAAACACAATCCACCCTGAAAGGCCTCGATAAAAGCTCTGCTACCTTTCAGCGTATGACTGCCGCCGTCAGCAAAACAGATCGCTCTATCTCACGTGCGCGCACTCGCTTTGAGGGGCTGTCAGAGACACAGCGCAAAAACGGGACGCTGACGGAAAGGCAGCAAACACTGATGACGAGGCTGGGTGAGCGCCTCGACAGGTTGAGCGCAAAGCGCGTGACGGAAGTGGCCCGCCTGCGCGAGAGCGCATCAGCATTGCGCCAGCATGGCGTGATGCTTTCCGGTAGTAGCGCCACCATCGGCAACGCGATACGTCGCACAGAACAATACAACCAATCCCTTGAACGGGAAAAACGGCAACTTGCTGCTGTCACTCAGGCTCGTAAACGTTACGAGGGTGCGCAGCAGATGGCCGGGAAGTTGCGCTCTGGCGGTGCCATAGCATTAGGTACAGCAACCGCTGCCGGGTACGGTGCCGGGCGCTTCCTGTCGCCTGCGGTTGGTTTTGATGAGGAAATGTCAAACGTCCAGGCGCTAACGCGGCTTGATAAGGGCGATTCACAGCTGGCCGCCTTGCGCACTCAGGCAAAAAAACTCGGTGCTGAAACCGCCTTCACCACACGTGACGCCGCCAGCGGCCAGGCCTTTCTGGCAATGGCGGGCTTCACGCCAGATGCTATCCGTGCCGCACTGCCCGGCGTGCTCAATATGGCACTAGCGGGCAGTATGGAACTGGGTGAAACGGCAGACATCGGCTCAAATATTCTTTCACAGTTCGCCCTCGACGCCGGGGAAATGGACCGCGTCAGCGATGTGCTGACAGGTACATTTACCCGTACCAACACCACGCTTAGCAGCCTCGGCGAGACAATGAAAGTTGTCGGGCCGGTAGCCGCGGGACTTGGGATAAGCCTGGAAGAAGCCGCAGCTATGACCGGCACGCTGGCGCGCGTGGGTATTCGCGGTAGCGAGGCCGGTACGGCAATGCGTCGCTCCCTCTCCCGCCTGGCCTCCCCCACTACGGCAGCCAAAAAGGCACTTAAAGAGCTGGGAGTGGAAACTGCCGACGCGAGCGGAAAGATGCGACGTCCGTTCGATATTCTTCTCGATCTACAAAAACGCGTTTCCCGCTTTGGCGAGGTGGATCAGGTTTCATTTTTCAAAGATATCGCCGGAGAAGAGGGTTTTACGAGCCTCCAGTCTTTGGTCAACGGCGCAGGTGATGGCTACCTCCAGTCACTCTATGAACAAATTGCAGAAGCACATAAAAATCAGGAGGCGTTCGCCGTCGCTAACAAGAAGAAAGACAACCTGGGCGGCGATTTGAAGGAACTGGACAGCGCGTGGGAGGCGTTCCGCATTTCTGTAGCTGAGACAGTGGACGGCCCATTGCGCAGACTGACACAGGGGCTTAGCCGGGTTATTGGCAGTATTCAAAGCTGGGTAGAAGAAAACCCCAGACTTTCACGAACGTTGTTACTCGCCGGTGGTACTGCACTGGCATTGACCGCAGTAATTGGCGGTCTGTCATTAGCTGCTGGTCTGCTGATGGGGCCGTTTGCAAAGCTCAGGCTGGGGTTTGCGCTGCTGTCCGGCGGGAGTGGAATCGGAGGTACGGTATCAGCGTTCCGCATGATGAGTGCTGCGGGCGGTAGCTCCCTAGCAAAAATTAGCGGATGGGGTGCTTTACTCAGCGGCCTGGTCGGACGCCTGGGCGCATTAACCAGATTGATGGTACCACTGCGCGGCGCGTTACTTAGCGCCTTTTCCTCTCCGGGGACGGCGATAAGCGCCCTGTCAAAAGGCGTTGGCGGGCTGGCGCTGCGGCTAACCGGGATCCCTGCTCTGCTCGGTATTGTGAAAGGAGGAATTGCGGCGCTGGGCGGTGGATTGTCATTGCTGTTGAGCCCAATCGGTCTACTGGGCGCTGCGTTTGTAGCGGCTGGGGTGCTGATCTGGAAATACTGGGGGCCAATCAAGGCCTTCTTTAGCGGTTTTTTTACAGGCGTCATCCAGGGGCTAGCGCCAGTTCACAACGCATTTTCCCGGCTGGCTCCCGTTTTCGGGGTCATTGGAGATGGCGTCAAAAACGTCTGGAACTGGTTTAAAAAAGTATTAACGCCCGTTGAGGATAGTCGTGAGGCGCTGAACAAGTGCGCCAGCGCCGGGCGGACCTTTGGGGAGGTTCTGGGGACCGCGCTTAGCGTACTGCTTTGGCCACTTCAGAAGCTAATGGAAGGCGTTGGCTGGTTACTGGAGAAGCTCGATCTCATTCCCGACGGCATTGAAAGAGCCAGGCTGGAAGCAGCCAGACTCAGGGCTATCCCGGTTATGTGGGTATGGGATGAAAAATCCGGACGCATGGTTAAAAGGGAGTGGCAATGGTCAACTGAAAAGCCAGCAAGCAAAGGCAGCACACCACCGCCTAATGTGCTCGGGGGTGACTCCGGAACAGAGCGACGGCTGGGCCAAATCGCGGATAACACCAAAGGCCTTTTAGATGAGGAAAAGCGCAAACGTATCGGGCCGGGTGACATTGTATTTAAAAATCTCCCTCCAGCCTTTGCGGTGCGTGGTGAATGGCAGGAGTCGAGGCTTGTCCGCCAGTCTGTCAGCACTCGCCCGGCTATTGCCGCCGGTGAACCATTAATAAAACAGACACCAGCATGGCAACCGGTACGCCGGAATCAAATGGCCCACACGGCAGTTGCGGCTTCTGGTGGTAGTTTTTCCGGTGATATTCACGTCCATCTGCATGGCGTCCAGAGCGGCAATCCGCGCGAACTGGCGCGACTTGTTGGCGAGGCTGTCCGCGCACAAATTGATAAACAGCAACGCGCTGCCCGGGGGTCATTCCGGGATAACGATTAATTGGGAGTCATGACTATGATGATGGTATTCGGGCTTTTTGTATTTGAACTCAGGACACTGCCCTATCAGCAATTACAGCTGTCTCGTAACTGGCGGCACGTCAAGAATGATCGTGTGGGCCGTAGTGCAAAATGGCAGTACGTTGGCGCAGGTGAAAATCAACTGACACTCGGTGGGTTGCTGTATCCTGAAATTACCGGCGGTAATCTCTCGTTGGGTGCCGTCTCGACAATGGCCTACACTGGGCTGGCTTGGCCACTCATAGATGGCGTCGGATCCATTTATGGAATGTATGTCATCACGGGCTTGCAGGAAACGCATCAGGAGTTCGATCGCTACGGCAAGGCAAAGAAAATAGAGTTCACACTCTCGTTGCAGCGGGTTGATGAAGATATCAGGGAGAGGCTGAAAAATACCTCCATTACTGAACTGATGCCAACCCTGAAGGAAAGGACAGAAACTGTTTTAAATACAATCTATGAGATGTAATCTATTATAATTCTATCAGAAGCGTCTAACGGCATTTCATGCTGGGATAATTGACAAGATACGTAAAATTTTGCTTTATATTGACTCAGTTTTTCCCTAAGAAATTAAAACATGAAAGTGTAACTTTACACTCGCTACACTTTCAGTAATTCCTTAAAACTGATTCAGCTCCGATCGTTAACTAAAATTAAACCATCATTACCAAATAGGTGCATCGCAGCATAGGCTCCCACGCCAGGGTACTCAGACTTAACGGACTTATTAGCATAATATGTTGATTCAGACAGATTCTTACCATCATTTAAAGCATCGACGAAGCTTCTTGTCCAGATACCAGTAAGAATAACATTATAACTCCAAGCTGGAGCTAATACACATTCATAACCTAACTCTAAAATTTTACTAACCAGCCCATCTGGTTTCGTAGCAAACATAGATGATTTAGAGCTTCCTGAATGACATATAAATAAAATAGCTACTTTACCTCGTCCAAAAACATCATTTTCATTTATAAAATATTTACCTTCAGCAGGGGAGATACTTTTAAATCCATATAACCCATCTTTTCCTCCATGCGAAATAAATATATTGATATCTGTATTAAGTTCAATTCTAGAATCAAGCGAAGTTATTTTTAACAAAGATGCATCATTAAATAAAGATTGAATTTTATCATAAGCAATATTGATTGCGAAATCACCCTCTTCGACAGGAGCCCAAAGCTTGATATTTTTGTACCCAACAATAAATGACTCGCTTTTAATATACGACTCAACTGTTGAGGGAGTATGCAAAGGGGCCAAATCAGCGAGTAATATTCCCGCGGTTGTTTTTATAAGGTTAGACGGCAAATGCGACATATTAACATCACGAAACAAAACTATATTCCTAGCCTCATATATATCAGTCAAAGCTGGCAGACTTTCAATTATTACACGAGACTCGAACTCCCAGTGATTGATGTTAGAATCCAATATGGACTCTAGATTAGGCTGATCATTAAAAGCAAGTAATTCTGTTTGCGTAGCCTCCCAATTTCTTAAATCATTTTTATTAAAAGAATCGTTTATATATAGAGAAAATCGTCTTTCTTTTAGACTTACGCTATAACAAAAATCATCACAGCATCCGACCCATATAAAAACTGACATATCTGATTGCTCTATCAGTTTTGATAGATGGCTCAAATAACCATCAAATATTGTTGGCGAAGATATATTGAACACTTTTTTTAGAGGGCTAAACTCCGTCGTTGCTTCTTCAGTGCTAATATCGAACCCTGAGGCACCAGAGGACAAAGAATGCGCGATTAAAACCCCTTCTATATCATCTGATGCGATCGAATTTTTGAGTAGATTTATGACAGCTGGCTGTAGCATAGTAAGCTCATAATTTACGTCAGTAAAGCTTCGAGATTGAAGTATGTTTGAAATGCCTTTCTGTACTGCTTCTTTGTTTTCAGAGACTGTACTGGACATGGCCTTCCTATAATCCTCTACCACAGGGTTATTATAAATTTCCTCATTTGATTCGAGTCTACTCAGTGACTGAATTAAATTCTGATAATTTTCGAACCGTGAAATATCACTTCTCTTTAAGTTCGATAATAAAACTAGCCATGGTATTCCAGAAGCAACATCGAATTCCAAAACATCATTATCATTTAGATACTCATCAACCAATTCAAATAGCCCTTCATCCTCCATTAATAATTTCATATTAAATATTGCCATATCAAACTGATGTTTATCATATCTATCTTCAATATTTAATTGATCATGCGCTTGTTTAACTCGTTCAACGAAAGGGTAAAGCCGGAAGTTACGTAACGTTATAGCCAACTCCAGAAGAGACTTCGAAAGAAAAATTTCATTTTCCTGGTGAATATAATTATATCCGTGCAACATAAGCTGTGCTGACAAAAGCGAGTCAATAACATTGTATTGCCGAGAATAAACAGCCATTCTTACATAAAATGAATAATTCAACCTCTTGTCTCGAAAACCTAATAGAAGTGCAGTGTCTGCTAAATCCCTTACCATTTGTGTTTTCTGACTAAGGTGTAGTTTATGCAAAAAAGAGCAAAAAATTATGTAGAATTCATAAAGCCTATCTACTTTTGGTGATAATATCCACATGTTTATTAATAAAACCAAGGAACAATTTATATCGACATCATCTTTAATGGTACTTTGTAGATTATGTCTTAACATAGACAAAATAGAAGCGTACAACTTATTCTTACCGAGGGTTGTTGAACCTTTCTTGTGATTGAAAAAATCAAACTCACCATTATTTTCAATTATTTCATTTTTAATAAACTCTTTAAGCTTATCCAAATCAGGTTCTACATGACCCTTTGAATATTTCAGTATTTTAATTCCATTAAGATCACTCAACTTATTCATTAATACAAACGTCAAAACCACAACAGAATTATCACCCACAGAATGAAAAATATTTGATATTTTATTTATGGACTTTCTAATTAGATCAGCATCTCGACACTCATAAATATAATCATAGACAATATCTAAAAGCCTTAGTAGTTCAGTTGTATCATAGTCGCTGGAGTGTAAAATGCTTTTTTTTACTTCGATATCTATTAATTCGTAAACATCCATTCTTATATACCCCAATAATAAATTAAATTGCTATCATTTACGTAGCAATTAAACTAAGTAGTATCTACAACAGCAACAACGCTGTTTTAACAAACCTAAGTCACTATCATATTAAGCGACAAAACTTATTTATCATGTAGCTCCTCCTCGTAGCTCGACTATCCGTTTTTTGAGCAGTCGCATGATATCCGTATCTGGCACATAACTACATGATAAGGTTTAGGCCTGCTTCGTAGCAATATCAATGCAAATTTGAATTAAAAAATTACCTTTACGCTGTACGTATCCACATACAAAGGGTTAAATATTTGTTAGTTACATCTATTGCTAAATTAGCTGTTTCTTTAAGGCCTGTCGAATCAATGTAAGTTCCATCAGTAAGTGCCAGCGGTCCGCTTTTCTGATTATCTGTTCCGTGAGTTGTTGTTGGATCCCATGTTGCGCCTGGAGAACGGTCACCCGAACGATGCCAGTGCGGTGGTAGGTTATCAGCTTCAAGTTTTACCTTATTACTGCCGCCAGTCACGCCATACTGAGAACCAATTCTGACAACCCTATCAGCAAAGGTTTCGCTTAAGTCAGCCCATGTCTGCCAGGGGAACCGCTCCGCTGGACTTTGCTCGCCAGAGACAACAATTCCGACATAAAAAATGGCGTCAACAATTGCCTTATAGGCCGCTCCGTCGCTGTTGAGTCCCAGCGCCTTAAGGGCTTCGGATGTATCGCTCAGATCGGAAAGATTATTTTCTTTCTGAAGTGCACCGGTGATCCGCGAGTCATCCCCCGCAGCTACCGTTCCCGTCTCGGTGCCCACGTCCCGCGGGGCTGAGTTACCCAGTTCAAGATTATTCCTGGCCTCTTTGGGATCGTTTAAATCAGAAAGATTTTGTGCTCGCCGCAGATAGCGTTTATCGCCCGTTTCCTGCGTAAGTGTGGCAAGCGCCGGATCGATAACAAGCTTCACGCTTGAAGTATGGGTCAACGTCAGCACCAGCGTCAGAATGATCTCTTTGATGATGGAATCAGATTGCGCCGGGAGGTATGTCGCCGGGTATGCGCCGTAAGCAATGAGCGTACCCTTAGCACTGACCAGCCCCGCCTCTCTGAGCGTCTTACCCGGATAATCCCGGCAGTTGATAACAATCTGACCGCTGATAAACCCCTCATAGCTTGAATCAGAATCAAAGGTTTCACGGCCAAACTGACCAAAAAGCGCCGTCACCGCCGCCAGGTCATCGGGATCGGTCGGCAATGTCACGCCGCCACCATCGCCGATCAGTACGGCGGTAATATCCACAACCTCTCCCGCCTGATACGCGGCCTCGATTTCAGCGGCGCCCGCCGTCGTTAGTGTCAGTCCTGTTGCCATAGTGTTTCCTCTGCTTCAATGCCATACACACTGGCAAGACGATCATAAAAATCTTCACTGACGGTTTTGCTATCGCTATCAATATCGCTTTCAACGGGATGAATAACCCCCGCAGCCTGGAGCATTTGCAGGTATTCCAGGAAAAATTCATCGGTCTGGCAAAATCCGATCAGGCTTTTAATTTGATTGAAAGTTTTCATAATTTATTTGTTATCCAGTTACCGGGTAAATCTGCGAAGTCGTCCAGGCTGGTGCAGCTATAGAACGCGTAATAATGCGCAGTGACATTCGGCACTTTGCCCATAAATACCAGGCCTTTACCCGTAAGGGCAGAGCATCCCCTGAATGTGGCAGTCGTGGTGACAATCGTCGAATAACTGTTGAGGTTGAATATCGTGCTGACGTTAGTTCTCAGCTGCGGGCAGCCGTCAAACAGGTAGCCGATTGTCGTCGCGGGTACGGTATTCAGCAGACCGGCCCCAACCTCTTCCAGTGCGACGCACTCGGCAAACACACTGGTGAATGTCGTGGCGTTGATACTGGCGACAAAAAGACCGGCAGGCACTGAACGCAGGTTTTTACATCCTCTGAAGGTCTGGCCGTAGGCCGTCACCAGCGGATTACCACTGAACAGATTTTCCGGTATTTCCACCACGCCGGTATTCTGGAACGTTGCGCCGAATGCGGTGATAAGCGGGCACGATGCAAACAGCGACGGCGGAATGTTCACCAGTGCCGCGCAGCCGTAGAACGTAGAACCGGCACTGATCAGCAGGGTGTTATGTTTCAGTAAGTCAGCAGGTAATACCGCCAGTGCAGTACAGCCAGAGAACGTCAGCGTCAGGGAAGTCAGGTTGACACAACCCGCAAACAGATCGGACGGCAGCGCTGTCAGAGCGGTGCAGTCCTGGAAGGTGCTCCCCATTGCCGTCAGAGAGGTCAGATCGCTGAACAGCTTTTCAGGCAGTACGGCAAGGCCCGAGCACTGATTAAACAGGCCGGTGACATTCGTCACTTTGCTGCATCCTGCAAACATATCCCCGGCCAGCGATACCAGCGCCGCGCAGCCCATAAATGTATAGGTCAGGTTAGTCAGGGAACTACAGTCGCGGAATGCCCCGGCCCCGATGCTTTTCAGGGATGTACATTGGGTGAATGCGTAATAGAACGTCGTGACCAGTGATTTACCTGCAAAGGACTCTGCTCTGACGTCCGTCAGAGAAGAACAGGCATAGAAAGCCCGGTCAAAGCTCGTTGCCTTGTTACAGTCCACAAACGACGGTAGCGCCGTTAATGCTGTGCAACTATTGAAGACACTGGCAAAGGTAGTTGCACTGACACACCCCTCAAAAATATCATCGCCCACTTCTTCCAGAACACGACAATAGTAAAAAGCGGAGGAAAATGTTTGCGCAAGCGCACAGCCAGAAAACACAGCTTTTCCCGCTTTTACCAGTGAAGAACAGCCGGAAAAAACGGTTCCAAAATGGTTAACCAGGGGTAAATCCTTAAAGAATTCATCAGGTACAGAAAGCAGTTGCGTGCATCCACTGAATGCCCCGCCGAAATGCGTAGCTTCCAGGCAGTTGCGGAACAGGCGCGGCGGTAGCTGCGTCAGCGCCGTGCAGCTCCTGAAAATCGCCGTAAAGACGCCACCAGGTACATCGCTGAATAAATCTGCTGACAATGTTGTCAGCGCACGGCATCCATCGAAGGTATAACCGAAGTTATTTCCACTGACACACCCGTCAAAAATGCCCGTCCCGGTATCGATAAGGGATGCACATCCCGAAAACGCACTGGTGAAATGCGTCGCAGCAGCACAGCCCCGGAATGTGTTTTTGCCAGCACTCAGCAGGCGCGTGCAGTTCTCAAACACCGAGGTGAATAGCGTCACCTGAGATAATTCGCTGAACAGCCCATCAGGAACAGCAGCCAGTGCCGTGCAGCCATAAAATGCCGCTGAGAAATCTGTGACACCAGTAATCCGCGTGAATAAACCCTCTGGCAGTTCAGTCAGCGATGAGCAGCCCCGAAAAATGGAGGTACATTTCTGGATATTTGGCAGATCGTCAAAAGCCCCTGCATGGACCTTGTGAAGGCCAGTTGCGCCACTCGCGAAAGAAACAAGATTGTCCCTGTCTCCCGTCAAAAGAATGATTTCCTGCACAGGGTTCAACGTCACTGAAACGTTACCCGACGTGCGCTGGAAACTGGCGGTTTCTGTGTTCTTAACCGTTATTGTGTACTCTTCTCCCTCCACAACGTCACGCGTCGGAATAACCCAGCCGTACACAGCACTGGCAGCATCAAAACGGTATTCCCGGCTGTCTGTTCCGTCGCCATAATCAATCGTGAAATCCTCATCCATGCGCACGTAGAACAACGGACGGCTTGCATTGTCGATGCGGGTGATGAACTTCATCACCGCGACCACTTTCACACTGATCACTGCACTGACGCCGTTAGCCGTCGTGACGGTGACCGAACAGGTGCCCCGCTTCACGCCCGTAACCAGAATATCGCCGTTGACTATTCTGGCGGCCGCGATTGTTTTATCCGACGAGGTTACCGTAAAGGTTTTATCTTCAGCATATTCAGGGAGGATCTTCACCGTCACCGTTTCTGAGTCACCAGGGGCCAGATTCAGCTCGTAGCGGGATAAAATCACCTGCAACGGGACAAATCGCGGCGTGATTTTCTCCGTGGCGTACATGTAACCGGCCGCATATGAGGTTCCCTGAAGTCGGCCAAATACGTGAACGGAAAACCAGCTGCGCAGATTCCTTGCGCGCAGCACCGCCAGTTTCAGATCCTGCTGGTCGTATTCCGTCACCGGCAAATCGTTCTGATACACGTTCAGGCGAAAAGTATACGGATCCCCTTTCGGGTTCTGGTTGAACCATTCAACAATATCCGTCCCAAAAGGACTGTCCACCAGGGCATGACGGACGGCGGCGACCGTACCGCGATGGCGGTGGATGTAGTGGGCGCGCTTGATCGCATCGCGTTTCTTTTGTTCTGACCAGTTAATATTCCAGGTATCAACCTGGTATTCCCACGCCAGCCACGGCAGGAGCGCCAGCGGGCAGCTGTCGGGATCCTTCACCCAACGGATAAGATACACAGGTATGCGCGCCAGTGCGGCGGCGCTGGCCCTGTCAATGGCCCGCTCCACGGCGGTGGCATTGGGCGGCAGAATGCTGGCGGGATAATTAGCGGTCATAGTCCATTACCACAAGATTGATTTTCACAGAGGTGCAATGAGGCGCTTCGCCCATCGTCGCAACGACGTCGGCGGCCGGTGAATGCAAATCGACGGTGACAACGCCGTCCTGATGCAGCGCCCCGTCGATGCCTGACCGTGCAGCGGTTGCGTTGATAAGATGCACAGAGGCGGTGTATTCGTTCAGTGCTGCGGTGGCTTTTTCCAGCACCGTGGCGGTGTCCACGCCGTAAGGGACGTAAATGTCAGCAACCACCTGATAATTCACAATCACGGCGGAACGGACATAATCAGCCACATAATCCGTTATCGGGCGCACGTCCTCCGGGTTAACTGCTGCCAGGACTTTATCGAGCAGAGCCTGCGGGGCGGTCCCATCTCCAGTGCGTGACAGCACATAGAGGAAAACGCGCCCCTCCTGATCGTGCGTCTCCGGACCATAGGCGCGCACGTCGAGCACATCCGCATCAGCTCCCAGTGCAAAATAGTGATAGGCATTACGGGCACCTGCCGTGCTCAGGCGCGCCCATGAGAGCAGAGTGCGGGCGCGCAGTTCTTCATCGCTTTCGTATACGGCGTCCGCCTCGTCGGTGGCTTCGGTAATCAGCAGGCGTTCAGTGTCAAAATTCCCCGCGACCTGATCGAGATCCGCCTCCAGGGCGCTGGAAAGCAGCACCGCGCGCACGGCTTCATTGATACGTTGCAGCAGATTGATCTCGCGATAGGTGAAGGCCTGAGCCAGCGCGGCCATCGGTTCAGATTCCAGCAGCAGCGCAGCAGATACAGAAGCCTGAAGTTCCGCAGGCATGGCCGCCACGATAAGCGCCCGGATATCAGTCAGCACCGTTTCAAAATCAGGCACCTCGACGATATCAGGCTGCGGGATCTGAGATAAATCGACGGACGTTTGCACACTAGCTCCTTAACCTGATGGTGTTGCTGGTTTCTGTCATGGTTTCCGTGATGGTCCCGCTCAGCTCGGCGGTCACTGCGCCTGTTTCTGAAAACACCACGTTGACGGTGGTCAGGCTGATCCGCGGCTCCCACTGCGCCAGCGCGATAGCGGCGGCGCCCATCAGCTGCATGCGGGTGACGGCGTTCTGCGGCGCATCGAGCAAATCAGGGATCGCGCTGCCAAACTCTCGGCGCATCACACGCGAGCCTGTTGGCGTGGTGAGGATTTTTGTCACGGACTGCCAGAGCTGATCGTGATCGGTCAGCGCGCCGGTGCCTTCCGGGTTCATCCCGGTGTAACTGGCTGTCATCGCGTGCCCTCCGTCCAGCTTCCGCCGGTCTGAACCCTGCCATGACCGTGGCTGTCAACCTGGACACCGTTGGACGTTAACGCACCGTTGCTGTGAGTCACATCACCGGCCATCGTGCCGCCGTGGGTCAGTTCGAAAGTGCGCGCTTTAAGTTTTTCTGTGCATACCACCTCGGGCGCGTCCAGCGTGACACGGGTTTCTGCCTGGATATGCGCGGTTTTAATGCCGGTCACGGACAGCGCTCCGGCATCGTCGGCTGCGTCGTAATGCAGGCGAGCGCCATCCGGTGCGGTGATGATGATTTCCAGCAGGCTGCTGCCCGTTGGCGGATTATCTGCGCTGTATGCAGAGCCAATAACAAACGCGTTTTCAGTATTGCCGCCCGGGCAACCGATCCAGACCTGCTCCCCTATGGAGGGCGGCAGCCAGATGCTGAACGCCCCGGCGCGGGTGACATTCCAGCGGATCCAAGTGGTCAGCAGCCTGCCAGAGCGAACGCGCACCGCTTTCTTGTCAGCGCTGATTTGCTCCACCACACCCTGGCGCAGAATGTTTTCCAGCAGGCGCATCAGCTCGGCATTCATGACGCGCCGCCCAGACTGCTGATAGCGGCGTTTTCCGTAGCGATCAGGTCTGCCGGAGTCATGCCCAGCAGTTCGCGCACCGGGTACTGTGCGTAAGCGCCCGGACCAACTTCGTCTTTGAGGCCGTACTGGTGAATACGAGCAATGCGCGCAGCGATGCCGTCAAATCCAACAGTGACGCCGCCCGCGTCCGGTCTGACCTTCATAAAACGCAGGGTGCGCAGGCGGGTAAACATCGGCGCTTTTTTTGTCTCCGTCTGCGTCGCTGATTGCGTTTTGATTTCCAGATACCGCTCGATATCGGCCCGGTAGAAGGTACGTATATCACGGCGCTTCTCATCAAATCCCGTGATCGTCCGGCCATATTTACCGCGCCCGCCCCGCCAGTTTTTCAGCGCCCGTACCTCGTTATTCCAGAAGAACTTGATCCCCTGCTGGGTGCGGTAAACTTTACGACGGCGCACAGCATAGCCGCTACCGTCCGGGTTTTTCTGTGAGGCGATGCGGCGCTGCTGACTGCGGCGCACTGCCAGGCCAATTTTGCGCGCGGTATGGGTGCGCCCCGCCGGGCTGACGCCGTCGAGGATGTCCTGAAAGACTTGATCCAGCTCGCTGAACATGCGATCGCTCACGCTCCGGCCTCCTGAAGCATGCCTTCAAATACCAGCCCCCAGCCTGCGGCGTGGGGTGCCAGCACGCGCGGGCGCGGCTCCGGCAAATGCTCGGCATACGGCACCCCGTTTTCATCCAGCTGCACCAGTACCCGCTGACGCACCGGCAGCTCAAACATAAGATCGGCGGTGTCATCGCTGTTAATCAACGTGGTGAATTTAATCTGCTGGTTTTTATCCGGGTTCAGCAGCAGATCGGGCTGATTAAACCAGAGCCAGGCCATCAGCGGCAGCGTGAAGTCGTCAATGCTCCCGGCGTAGTTCATGACGAACAGCACCAGAGAATAGCGGTACATGAAAGACGGCGTTTCACCGGTCGTTTCAATGCCACCCTCTTCAACAAACACCGTCCAGGCTTCCGGGTTCGCCCGGCACCAGGTGTTTGCTTTCTCTATGGCGGCGCGGAGTGTGTTTATCTTCAGCATTTATGGCTCCTTTCGGGTGTTCTGGCGCAGGCTGTTCCACTGGCGGATCGTCGCTTTGTCAGCATTGCAGGCATCAAGCGCATCCATCAGCCTGTCGCTGAATATCGCCACCGCGCCCCAAGTCACTGGCTTATCCAACGCCGGGCGTGGCGTCTCTTCGGTCAGGCTCTCCGGGACGGGTTCACGGACCAACTGAATGATCGGCGCGGGCGGTGCGTTTTTGCAGGCTGCGGCTGACAGCGTCAGGCACAGGAGTAACAGCGCACGTGTCACCATTGAACGCGGCCTGCATTGCTTCACGTCGGCGCTCCCCTTCTGCATTACGCTGTTGCTCACGGACTTTTACCTCTGCCAGTAACTTATGGGTTTGTATGGCGGTCGCCTTCACTTCCTGGATAACCTGGTCGTAGCCGGTCGCCGTTTCGGTCAGCAGCTTGTTGCGGGTCCGGGCCTCGCTCAACTGGTCGGTCTGCCACCAGACAGCAGCCAAAAGGACAAGCATCACAATCACGCTGCCCGCCCTCATGACGGCGTACTCAGGCCCAACAGGCACCAGGCTTTAAAATCGTTGCGCCGGTTAACCAGTCCGGGGGAGCGCTTACCTCCCGCATTGACAAAATCAGTCAGCCTGTTGCACATCTGCGGCCATTGCCTGGCCTGAGCATGCTTCCAGATCGTGGTTCTCTGCTTGCATCCGTTTTTATCGGTGAACCACATCAGCCCGGTGCAGCCCAGATTCAGGGCGGCATCCGTCATGGCCTCAAAGGTGAGCTGCGGCATGTCGGCGCCGTGGAAATTGTTATTGATGCAGTTTTCTGCCCGTTGCAGATCGTTGATCCAGCGCCGCGCTATTTCCTGGTTGCTGTATTCGCGGTTTTCCACGCCGCCCGTGGAGCCGATACCAATGGTCAGAGCACCCGCCGTGCAGTAATAAGGCGTGCTGCGGCAGTCTTCCCAACCGGCAATTTTCTGCTGCCCTTCTTTCGTCGTTCTGACGCTTCCGGGTGCCAGTGAAATGCCCAGGGCCACAATCAGCGCAATCGAACATTTTTTGATGATGTTCTTCATGTCGGGTTATCCCCGTGCAGTTGCTCCAGCAACTGCCGTTCGCGGTCCGACAGGTTGCGGGTTTCCGCCTGGCGGAGAATCTGCTCTATCAAGTCGTTACGGCGCTGGCTGGCCTGCTCAATGCGGCGGCGGTGGATCGCCAGCCGGACGGCGGAAACAATCCCCAGAAGAAGGCCAGCCAGCGCTAGCTTTTCACTGACGGTCATGACGCCCACGCCGGTCACCAGGGCGGATGTTGCAAACGCAAAATATTCGTTAATACGATCCAGAGTCATTCCCATAACTGGACGGTTACCCGTTCCACCTCGCTGGTTATCACGGGCATTTCGATCTCCTGCCCGGCATTCAAAAAAATCTGGTTGCTCAGTCCCGGATTGGCTTCGAGCACCTTCTCCGTGACACCTGCGGTTTTGCCGTAATGACGCCAGCAGAGCTGATCAACCGTGTCGTTTTGCAACGCCCTGACTTTCATCAGAAAAGCTCCGAGTAAATACGGGGTTCTTCCCGGATATCTGAAATACTCCAGCGCCCGTCCCGCCAGAGGTCGTCTATTTGCCTGTCGAGAGCCTCCGCGTCCTTGTCGCCCTTTGGCGTGGTGCCGACGTCCCTGTAACCTTCCAGTACGCTGGCGCGCGTGAAGGAGTAGACCGCACGCCGGAAGCGGTAAACTTTTGCGCTTTCGCCGTTAATCAGCTCGACGGGTTCACCGGCGGAAGTCAGCAGTACAGAAGCCAGCGATTCCGCGCCTTCCGCCTCCCTTTGCTTCCGCCAGTCCTTCAGTTGATCCGCGACGTGCAGCGCGGCCTCCGTAGCCATATGCATCAATCGGGAAGTCGTAATATCACCGGCGATGCGGGCCGCGAGGCGCAGATCGTGGAGTTTTACCGTAGGCCAGAAAGTACCGACGGCAATCTGTGCGCCGCCGTCGTCCACGTCCGTCACATCACTCTCAGCAGGTCTGACGGGGCGCTGCGCGATAAAACTCATCGTCGTTTCTCCGGTAGGTCAGGCGGTGGGCTCCCGGTAAAAAGACCGCAGAACGGGCAGATCGCCGGGCGCGCCGCCTGTGGCGCGGGGCCAGTTCATTACGCTCAGGCGTTTACTTTGACGGCGGTTTTCGTTGTCTTTTTTGCCGCCGTTTTGCGGGTAGCTTTTTGGGTGCCGGCCGCCGTTTTCGTCTGCTTGCGCGTTCGTGTTGTTTTTTCTGCTGCGGGTGTTTCGGTTGCCGCTGTATCGCTGGATGAAGGCTCATCTTCCGCATCACCACTCGCCGTGCTGGTCTGCGGCGCCTTCTTCAGCGCGCTGACCAGAGAGGCGATCTCCCGTTTCACGCCTGCGCCCGGGTTCAGGCTCATGGCTTCCCGGAACAGTTTCAGCGCTTCGCCTTTGGTTTCCGCGTCTTCCGTGTCGCGACGGCAAAACGCCCTCACCTTGCACAGCTTCGCGCGGACCTCATCCGGCATGTCACTGTCAGCCACAATTTCTGCCAGCTCGTCCAGCATGGCGATAAAGCCTGACAAATCGGCTCCGGCGTCCGTGGTGGCGAGGTTCAGAATGGGATTACAGATTTCTTCGGTCAGCACCGTGGGTGCCGGGCGGCGATAGTTGTCATCAGGCATGCTCAGGCCATGCTTAACGACATAGCGCCCGATGCGCAGCGCCAGCGCATAGTCGGAGCAGTCCACCGCCCACACCATCAGCGTGGTGATAACCGGATCGGCGCGTCCGCTGTCGCCCTCGATCGTTCCGTCAATCCATCCCTGAAACTCAGGAAGGATGCTGGCCTTTACCGCAGCCTTCGCCTGGCGGGACTGGATCTGGCTCAGCGAGGATTTATGCATATGCAGGCGAAAGAGGATCTGCTCATGCGCGGTGCGCGTCTCCGCGTCACGCTCATCACTGATGCCCCGCCTCTCTGCCATGACCTTCTGAAAGTGTCTTTGTGCCGGTGTCAGCATGGGTTCATTCTCCTGGGCGGGCTTGCTGCCCGCCTTGTGATGGGGGTTATCAGGCGAATGTCACGCCGTCGATCATGGCAATCATGCCGTACTCTTCAATGACATAGTCATCATTGCTGGACTGGTAAGTCGCCACGCGGTTGTAGTGCGGCTCTTCCCGGATAGAGCGACGCAGGGAGCCTTTCTGGTAGTACACAGAGAGGTTTTTCAGGTTGGTGATGAGCACCACGTCTTCAGGAATGCCTGGAACAAAGACCGTCGGCAGACCACCGATCTTTTCCTGGCTGACAATGAGCTGCGCGGCCAGTAGTTCGGTATTAGGATTGGTCTGACTGAGCGCGTTCACTTTCGGCAGGTTCACTTTCAGCAGCAGATCGGACGAGAGCACAGTCACCAGGCCGGGAGCGCGGCGGAACCAGGGATCCATAAGGCTGTGACGTGCATCAAGCACGGCGGCATCAATATTGCCGTAGGTGCCAGACGCAATCACCGCGTTATTCTCATCGCGGGAGGTCAGCGTGATACCCGGCATAATGCGCTGCGGCGCTTCATTGCGGATCTTTTGCAGCCAGCCAACGCCGCAATCCTGCAATAACGGGTAGGTCGTGCGGTCGGAGTTTTCAGAGTAATGCGTGCCATTAAAGCCAATCATCTGTCGATCCAGCCCCAACTGACGAGCCATCGCATTACTGATTAATGACTGAAATTCAGGATGACCGGCCCACGCATCCAGTTCCGCATACGAAAGCGCATAGTCATAATTGGTTTTGCGGCAGTGGTAGTTCTGCGGCTCTTTGTTATGGTTCGGTGCAGGGTTACGGCGGTTGGTGCCGTCCGAGCTGTTATTGGTGCTCGCCATCGGCCCTTTACTGCCGATTTTTACTTTCTGCCCTTCCTGCTCTTTAACCCCAAAGTGGTTAACCAGCTTCATGAAGTCATCCGACTCCATGGCGGCCTGTTCCAGTTTTTGCTGGATAGTCGGATCGACGCTGAAACGATTGGCAACGGCTGAGGGTGAGACACCGTTCAGATGTGCCTGGCGCACAATGTACTTATCAAATAATTCGCGGGTCAGGTTTTCCATTTTTCACCTCTTAGAATTCTGCAAGCTGCGCGCTGCTGTTGCCGGTTGCCGCCGGTCGTGCGCTGTAATTTTCTGCGGGCTGGAGCTGAAGCTGACCGCGCAGCTCGTTAAGTTCGCTGGTCAGTTGCTGAATGGTGTTTTTGTCCTGCTGGCGTTCCTGCTCCAGAGCACTGAACCGGTCAATCTGATCGGCCTGAGATTGTGCAACGGCTTCAACAACCTGATGCAACTGACTGAAACGCTGATCGTCGGTTTTCTGTCCTTTACCAAGGATGCCCATCACGCGGTTGAACCAGTTGACGCCCTCCTCGCTACGCTGGGCGGCCAGTTCGATCACTTCAGCTTCAAGCGCATCAGAGAACAGCGGCGCCTCGATCTGCTGGTTATTGAACGCCATCACCTGCGTGCGCTGCTGCGCAGCGAATTTAAGGCGCTCAGTTCCCAGACTTGCCGGGGTGTCCGTCATCGCCAGGCCGACCACATACGCCTTACCGTTAAGGGCAAACTGCGGATGCAGCTCAATACTGGAATAGATTTTTTTTCCTTCATCGGTGAGCTGCTTCATTCGTGCCGACGCGTCGATCTCGGCATAGAGCGCCGTACGACCGGCCAGCGGCCCTTCGGTGATATCCTCCGCGCTTAAAGCAACAACATCCCCCATGGCGCCAAAATTGCTGTCAGGAAGCATGGAGAGATAGTGCTCCACGTTCACGCGGGCGCCGTAAACGGCCGGGTTGTAGCTCGCCGCCGCATCGCGGAGGTGCTGCGGCTGGATCTCGCGCCCGTCAACGGTGGCGCCGGAAACCGCAACGCGAAACTTTTTGCGGGCGGGTTTAGTCGTGCTGGCCATGTCGTTTTATCCTGTTGATTAATGTCAGTCGCTGCATCATCGCAGAGCCTGAAAGCCCGGCGCCACGTGGTTTTGTTGTCGGAGAACGGCCAGACCTGAAAGCCCGAGCCGCGAGGATCGCGCGCAGGTAATCTCCCTGCTCAAAAGGGGGAAGTGATGATTCAGGATGCGTTTATTCGATTGAGGGCAAAGCAGCTCTACTGGCAGGGTTACCCGCCCGCCGAAATTTCGCGACTCATGGGTATCAACTCAAACACGGTTTATTCGTGGAAAAAGCGCGACGCATGGGATGACACAACGCCCATCAAACGGGTGACGCAATCCATTGATACCCGTCTCTGCCAGCTGAGCGCGAAAGACAATAAAACCAGTGGCGATTTCAAAGAGATTGATCTGTTAACCCGGCAGTTGAAAAAGCTGGATACCGGGCAGGCCTCCATTACCACCGGCGTTAAAAAAACCAGTCGTCGCAAGAAGAAAAATCACTTCTCCGAGGAGCAGATCGAGGCATTGCGCTCAAAAATTCTCGACTCTCTCGCATGGCACCAGCGCGGCTGGTATGAGCAACGCGATCAGCGTAACCGGATGATCCTCAAATCGCGGCAGATTGGGGCAACCTGGTACTTTGCCCGCGAGGCACTGTTGGGCGCACTCAGGACAGACATTGACCACAGCTATCAGCGCAACCAAATCTTTCTGTCAGCGTCACGAAAGCAGGCGCTTCAGTTCCGCAACTTTATCCGTGAAGCGGCTGAAGAGGTGGACGTCGAACTTAAGGGCGGCGACCAAATTACGCTGTCAAACGGTGCGCAACTGCATTTTCTCGGGACGTCGGCGGCGACGGCGCAGTCGTACACCGGTCACCTGCGATTTGATGAGTTTTTCTGGACCGGTAACTTTATCAACCTGCGCAAGGTTGCCGGAGCCATGGCAACGCTTAAAGGCTTAACGCGCACGTACTTCTCCACGCCATCGAGTGAAAGCCATGAAGCCTATCAGTTCTGGACCGGGGACCGGTGGAATGCGAAACGGCCTAAAGCGCAGCGCGTTGACTTTGACGTGTCATGGAAGAAAACCCATAGCGGCTTGCTTTACCCGGATAAAACGTGGCGGCAGATCGTCACTATCCAGGACGCAGTTAACAACGGGTGGATGCATACCATTATTGATGAGATCAGGGATGAGAACAGCCCTGATGAGTTCGAAAACCTATACATGTGCGAGTTCGTCAAAGACGGCGAAAGCGCATTTAACCTCAGCCAGCTGTTAGCCTGCGGTGTTGATGGTTATGACGACTGGCCCGACTGGAAACCGTTCGCCGGCCGCCCCATGGGTCAGCGCGAGGTATGGCTGGGTTATGATGCCAACGGCGGCAGCGGCAATGGTGATGCCGGTGCTCTGTCCGTAACGGTCCCTCCCCTTGTGGCTGGCGGCAGGTTTCGCACGGTTGAATTGAAGCAACTGCGAGGGCTGGAGTTTGAGCAGCAGGCGGCGGTCATCAAAGAGGCTGCCGAGCGCTACAACGTCACTCACATCGCCATCGACGGACAAGGCGTCGGGGAGGCGGTCTGGCAGATTGTTAAAAATTGGTTCCCGGCGGCTATTTGCTACCAGATGAGCCTCTCTTCCAAGCGCGCCCTTGTCCTCAAAATGTTGCAGGTCATCCGCGCCGGCCGCTGGGAATATGACCGCAGCGAGCAGGGCCTGGTCAGAGCCTTTAACGCTGTTCGCAAAGTTGTTACGCCCGGCGGTTTCATCACTTACGAAACGGACCGATCGCGCGGCGTAAGCCATGGTGATATGGCGTGGGCAACCATGCTTTCGATTATTAATGAACCGTTGGGCCAGGAAAGTGGCGGCGGTGGTTTCGCAATGGGATGGTAACTTTGAAAAAGAAATACGGTAAAAAGCCGATAGCCAGCACCGCCGGCCCTGACATTGCAGAGTCACTGAAGGCCGATCCCGCGTTGACAGCGTTCAGCTTTGACGGCCCTTATCCCGTGCGGGATATGGCCGATTTGCTGGACAATCTCTATTGCATGGACAACGGGCGATACTATGAGACGCCGGTGGATTTTTACGGACTGTCTAAAGCTCCGCGCCAGAGCGCCTGGCATGAGTCGGCGTTGTACTTCAAACGTAATGTGCTCACCGGCTGTTTTATCCCGCACAAGCTGCTCAATCGCCAGACCTTTTCCGCGTTTGCGCTGGACTGGTTCACGTTTGGCAATGCCTATCTCGAATTGCCGCGTAATCGCTTGGGCGGCCCGCTTCCCTTCAAACACTCTCTTGCAAAGTACACCCGGCGCGGGAGCACAGATCTCGATCAATACTGGTTTATCCGGCGCTGGAAAGAAGAGCACACGTTCAAATCAGGAACGGTTTGTCACGTTCTGAACCCTGATATCAATCAGGAGGTCTACGGCATGCCGGAATATATGGCAGCACTGCTGGCCGCCAGCCTGGCCCACTCCGCTGACATGTTCCGTAAGCTGTACTACGACAACGGATCGCATGCTGGATGCATTGTCTATATTGGCGCCGGACAGGTTGACGATAAAAGCATGAAGGCAGTCAAAGAGACGTTGACCGGTGCGCGCGGTAAAGGCGCATTTAAAAACCTGCTGCTGCATGCGCCAGGCGGCGGCAAAGACGGCGTGCAAATCCTCCCCTTCCAGCAGATCACGGCGAAAGATGAGTTTATCAACATTAAGAACGCCACACGTGACGACATACTCGCAGCGCACCGTATCCCGCCGCAGCTCATGGGCGCCATGCCAGAGGGAAACGGATCATTTGGGGATATCGAGAAAGCCGCCCGGGTCTACGCTATCAACGAACTGACACCCGTAATGGAGGCGCTGAAAGTGGTCAATGAGTGGATCGGAGAAGAAGTGATCCGCTTTAACCCTTACGCGTTGCTTACCCCTCAGAAATAACCGCCAGAAAATTCAGTTTCTTTGAACAACATCAGGCGTTTATAACAGGCCAGCGTTTTCTCTGGCCTCATCTTTTCTGCATTAAATATCCCGCCTCAGCGCCCCTCTGCGCATCGCTGCTTATTCCCTGCGCGAGCCATGCCTCTACCCAATAAAACCGCTCACCGTGACGCATAAACCATGAAATTGCGTATCCTGCCGCCTTCCCTACCTTGACCCGTTTGCGGGGGCTTGCCCCCCGTCACCTGCACGCAGCTATCCTTTCATTTTTCGTGCACTTGCAGCCCCATCACCAACCAGAGCATTTACTGTGGTGATACATAAAAAAGGCTGATTGTATTGTGCATTTTCATGCACAATCTTGCATAATGGATTACAAGACTCTTGATAGAACAGCTTTCTAATCGGGCACCTCCCGATCATACCGATCCTCCAAATTTTGGATTTTTTTATTTTAACCATTGAAATTATGAGAAACATTTTGCAACATAGATATTTGTTATGTGTATTACCTCATTTTAGATACTCAGTGATTAACACATAAGACAATCACCACATTATTAATTTGCAAAGGAATAGTAAATGAATATAACTATAGACACTCAATGTTTCGATACTGGATTCAGTATTGAAGCTGATATATTTAAACGCAAACCACTATTCGAGCAAATGAAAAGATTAATACTCAATGCACCTGATTCAAATTTAGTTTTTGCTTTGGATGACATATGGGGCAGTGGGAAAACATCATTTGTCAAAATGATGCAATCAGAATTCAAAATAAATCATAGTGATGAGATAGATGTTATATATTTCGATTCATTTGAAAATGACTATCAATCCGATCCATTTATTTCGATATCATCTGCGCTTTATGCATTATTAAAATCAAAAGGAGTATGTGCTGAAAACATAGCATCTAAGATTCTCCAAACCGCAACAAGAATAGGCGCAAGAGCATTAAGCGGAAGCGCAAAAATTGCCCTTAGCACTTTAACTGCAGGAGTCGTGAATGGAAATGTAATCGATAAATCTGCTGAAGTAATCAGTAATACTATTAGTGGTGAGATTGAGTCTTTTGTCGAAGATAAAATAAAATCAATGGAGCAAGAAAAAAAAGCAATAATTGATTTTAAAGATTCACTAGAACAAATATATGCAAATACAGGCAGAAAGACACTAATTATAATTGATGAGCTGGACCGTGCTCGCCCAGATTATTCATTAGAATTATTAGAAAAAATAAAACATCTTTTTTCAGTGAAAGGCTTGGTATTCTTACTGGTTATGAATCGAGAACAATTTGAAAAAGGGATTGCATATCGATATGGTGACATTAACACTAACTTATATTTAAATAAATTTATACATTATTGGTTTACCTTACCCAAGGTTAGTATGCATGATCTACCTCATGAAAGAAAATATGGAAGAACAACAATAGATGAATATATTAATAGACTTATAAAGAAAAATAGTAGCCTTGGCATTAGCTATAATGGTGCGTTTGCAATATTAATATCTCTTTTGATTGAAATAAATAGTTGCTCTTTACGTGAGGCCGAGCGTTGCATTTCTACATTGCTGGTAGTAGATAATCATACAAGAATTGCAAATAATAACGACACATATCATATGATATCACTTGCTCTTGTGTGCTTTTTAAAAGTCGTAAATCCATCTTTACTCAAACAGATTTTGAAAAAAGAGTCAAATCCAGATAACTTAATGGAAGCTCTTAATTTGAATCAAAATGATATGCTAAACAACAATAACATAAAATTATTGAAAGATATATTAACTTATTATTATCTCAGCTATGAAGAATTAGATAAACTTAGAAAAGAAAATAATGATCTAGTAAATAGAATCGAAGGAGAGTATCGATTCGAAGCTAATTACATTCAAGACATTTCCAAATCCCTTAACAACTTGACCATTCAATAAACATGCAACCTGGCCAGTGTTAACTGAAAAGACACTGGTCATAAAAATCATTACAACATTTTTTCACATCCATTAGTATTGTTCAGCACATCTAATTTCATCCTATTGCAACAACATGTTACAACAGCTACTTTTCTAATTAACTTATTGGCCAAATGTCATTCTTTCCACGACATCTGGCCTAATATAATTAAAGTCTATTCTATGCTATGCTATCAGAAATGGCCTTACATATACTTGCATTTTTAAACAGAGTTGCAAGAAACTTATCTTTATAATTACTCTCAATTTCATTCATGAGTTTTTCAAGTACTACTTTCGTATCATTAAGCCAGTTGACAGCATTAATATCGAAATCAAAGCTGTTTGCATTTTTATGCATTACGTTTTTCCTAAACACTAAAAAAGCAAGCATCCTATTGCCATGAACTAAAACTCCATACTCTTTACCTGATTTTTTTGGCAATTCAGAAACCAGTAAGCTAATGATCTCATCTATTTTCCTCAAGGAAAAGACTACATTCCGTAAATAAATTCCATTAGTTTGAGGATTAAATATTGTCTTATAAGGAGATTTATTTAAATTATCATAGAATCGGCCAATTTCTCTTTTAGCCTGAACAGCAAGTCCAACTTGAGTCGATGCACATGCCAACGCCACTGTAGCTTCTGATAAATCAATTATTGATGCAGATGTTTTTATATTTTCACTTCGGACAATATTGTATTCAATTGCCTCAAGTGATAATTCTCTCTTTAACCTTAACTGTTCTTCATCCAAAGATACAAAATCACGGCTTTCAATTTTGTTTTGTCGGTTGTTAGTTTTAGTTACAGATGCGCCAAAATCCTCAGGTGCACCCTCCAGTGAAATTAAACGTATCGGCAACCGTAGTTTCGCAAGATTTGCGCCTCCATCTTGTGCATATTTACCTATAACACTCACAGTTTGTGCACCGTTAACAATGCTAATATTGCTAGCTTTGAAAGACCCTATATCTCTGCTATTACCGCCTACCATTGATTTTTTAATTGACTCAGCAACGATAGTTATCCCATTGTTGTAATACCAGAAATTCTCCGGTTGCTCCTCAATTGTTTTTCTCACTTCTTCATTAACTTCTGTGTTACCTAACATTTGCCGGATATTTTTTGCAAATAATCGCTTTCCTTTTTTCCCCCACCAATTAGCAACCTCTTCACCAGCTACTATACCAAAATACCCTTGATGAGGTTCTTCCATTCTCCCCCATTGTGAAAGACCTATTTCAAGATCTATTGGTTCGCCATCCATCCCTGACGCGAGTCCACTATGTATAATCGCTTGATTTAGATGGTGAAAACTTACAACATCCTCGCTTGTACCATCCCCTGCATCATTTAATTCATTTAAGATCGAGTCTATCACTTGTTGATTATGCTTACTTAAAGAATTTGCGCCAGTATGAATTAATACCAGATCAAATTTTGTGTCAAACTCAGCCAATGCTGTTTCGATCATTTGTTTTTTGCTATTAATTTTTTTATTAAATTTATCCAATTCAAAATTTATAAGATCTAAAACTCCATCTTTAAATTTTCTCATATCTCCGTTGTCAGGCTCACCTGAGCCATCCTTTTTCCACTTGGATTGAACTATTATCATTCTTTTATTGGATGGTGAATAATGTATCGCATCAATACCATTATCGTCAGAACCATCAACAACAGCAATAGCGGCATCATCTAAAGATGTATCACCAACACAATAAATGGCATAAGCAGCTAGACATCTTGAAAGAATTTTAGTTTGAACGTCTTTATCTTGAGGATTTAAATCACCTTTGTCAATTCTATCTGAAAATAAATTGTTTATTTTACTACCAATTTGATTTACATGAATTATGCTCATTTCCTTTTCCTTACATGGAAGCACTCACAATGAGTAAATATGATAATGTTTTTCTACTCGCTTTTTGACTTAAAATCAACAATTATATCAATGTTAACAAGCAACTTAGCTATCAATGCCACCATCAACCTTAGCCATTTAACAAGTATAAATTTTACATATACATCTAACACTCAAAGCCCTGCATTTAATAACCATACATGTCCACTACTTTTTATTTATTCCAGAAAAGCACTCTCGATGTATTCAGGTCAATCAGCTTAAGAACATCTGAGTTTTGTGACTGAGAACTACACAACTCATCGTCACGTGTTGCGTATATAATATGTTCGCCAAATTGTAACCTTTTTTTTGCAAAAAATTCTTAACCGGTGACACGCTGACTTCAATCTCTATTGACAACGCAAAATTACCTATTAAATATGCCCAAGGAGATGTGTTGAGCAGCTTTGGTTTCTTTTCTGGCAAAACCTTTACTCTACATTTTCATGAAGTCGGTAAAAAACAACTTTTCTTTCTTTAATAGACAAACTACCCACCTCTAGCGGACCTGACTCTTCATCCTGAAGTTGTTGTTGCGATAGCCCACTATCATTCCATGTCCCTTTTTCCTTCTCTTTTAAGGATAGGAGACAGTTATTGCCACGAGTCCAAGGGGCGACGGGGTCGCCCTGGGCGGCGCTGTCAGCGCCTGAGTTAGCGGGAGCCTTCTTCACCATCTTCCAGGTATGGACATGCGTGCATATTTTGTTTTCCTTACCGGTGATTGGCGACCAAATGCCATAAATACGAATCCCGTGATCGCCATAGGTTCCTGGTTCGACTGTCGGCTCGTAGGCGGTATGAATGAGGTAATTTTTGCGGGGAACAAGTACACCGCCCTGCTTCATGATGTAAGTGGCAAAACAGCCAACATCAGCAGCAGCAAGCACAGCGTCCAGTTTTGGATCCATAAGTACCGGAGCACCCGGTTTACTGGTTTTCATTGCACGAGTTGCCTGCGATGCGAACAATCGTAACTCGCGGTACGCCTGGCGGCCTGGAATCCCAAAAAAACGAAATTGTTGAACACGGTGCAACGATGCCCACGCAGTGACGTGCTCGGCACTATCACGTAGTGATTTACCCGTCTCCTTGCTGACGGTGTCACCCAGCCCACGCCCATCGATGTTTTTACTGACGTACTTTGCAATATAACTGGCCGGAGTCCCCTTTCGCGGGTCTATCAGCTTTGACTTGAAACGAGCGCCAGTGTTATTGCCAAGTTCGGCGCGATCTTCTCGGATAGCGAAACGACGCAGCAGCTCTGTGATTGCACGTCGATGTTTTTTGCGCATAAAACACAATAAATGCCAGTGCACAGTGCCATCGTGATGTGGTTCGGCTACGCGGACGCCGTACCAGCGCAGCTCTTTTTTATGCATTGCCTTACGGAATGCCGCAAACGTATCAACCAGATAGTCGCTGCTTTTCCTAACTGTCGAGTGATCCCATGTAGGGTTAGGCTTCCCGTTCATCAGTGTGGCGTGGTACTTAGAAGGACAGGTGATGGTATAGAACATGGCGCAGTCGCCACGCATTTCAGCTATCAATTCCAGGCCTTTGACACAGGCCATCATCTCATTACGACGGTGCGCTGGATTGCTGGCACTTGCAAGCACCACATCCTCCATGCTGAGCGTGTCGCCATCTTCGTTAATCAGATCATGGTTGCGGAAAAAATCCATCGCCTTACGGCGTTGTTCCCGCTTCTGCAACAGAATGTCATGGCTGACATAAGGTGATGCGTGCCGATGAACAAGGCACGCTGCCCGAAGCAACTCTTCCCGCCATTCGTTGCGGAGTTGCCACAGCTTACGTTGCCACCAGTCAGCACAACGCATACGAGCAAGCGCGCCCGGTATCAACTCGTAGTTAATCGGGTTGCGGCGATTATGTTTGCTGCGGAGCGCTTCATAACCCGGCGGGATAACATCGAGGCGTGACACTTCGGCCGCCACACGGCGATAGAGCTCCAGTATTACAATAGGAGAAGCTAATTCATCGGTCAGCATCTCGTCGCAAAGCTGGATAAAAATCATATCAATGTGCGCTGCGACCAGCGTTGAAAGCCGCTTAACCTCCCGCTGATTCAGTTCAGCAAGTCGAAGGAGTTGATCAAGGCTATCCCTGCCAGCCATGGCCTGGAATGACAGCGACGCCTGGTTAGCACGGACCTTGTCAATTCTCACTAATGAGGGAGTAATGACCTCATTCAGATAGGTAGGTAAATGGCGCGGATCTTCTGATTTTTCCAAATACTTAATCCTTGATTCCAGCGGCTTGCGCAGGAAACCTGGTAGGCTGGCGACGTCATCACGAATCAGGGTAAGAGGATCAACACGATGGAGTTCCGCATGTCGCTTAGCTTTCTCAATCAGCGCATCATTCAGTTCGTCATAGCGCCAGGGATCGCAATGTGCAACAGAAAAGAGGTACTCTTCTGCTGCACGACTCATTGCTTCAGCCTGCTCGCGTTGATCGCTTTTATCCTGCTCATAAAGAGCAATCCAAACGGCCAGCGCAGAGGGCCTTCTCGCTGGCTTAGCCAGAGCATATGGATTTATGGCCTTTAACGGGACATTCCAGTCCCAGGCAAAACTCGGGCTTGTCATTCACATACGCCCGCATAGATGCTTGAACAGCTGACGCCATTATTCATGCCAGCCAATAAATCGAATTGACGCCCCCCTCTTGTCGTCATGGCCCAGTCGCGATATGACTCAATCCCGTACTTCTCTAGAGTGATAAATTCAATTCGACGTTCCGATTTGTGGGGATCGTTTGTAGACGGAAAAAATGTTGAGTTACCGCGACGGCTTACAGCAGCGACAAGTTTTTCCCATTCAGCTACTCGCGAGATTTCTCCGGGCCAGCGAGCGAAAATTTCTGCTAACTCCCCCTTAGTGACATGGATGCATGGCATGCATCCAACTCTCCCGCATCCTTGTAAATATAAGGGGTTCGGCTTGATGCCATGGCGGCGTGCAATAGCAAAAACATCATCATGCAGCCACTTATGGATCGGACGATAAATACATAAGCCGGGTCTTTCATCTGCATCTTCTTCCCACTCAGGTAAATCAGCCCTTGCTGGAGACTCTTGTGCTCGTACCCCTTGCCAACTAATTACGTTGTCATACTTATCAAGTAGCGGATCAATAACCTGGTTCTTGATAGGGGCATGCTTCAACTCAAAAGTACAAAAACGCACCCGAGTCGAAGGGAAACGCCCTTTCCACATACAGAGATCCAGAAAAGGAATTCCAGTGGGCCACAAAATTTTAAGCGCTCGCTCTACTGTATAATCCGCTTGCTCCTCTGTAAGTCCGCACTCATTTACCAGTGAAATCGGCCAAGCTGTTCTAATAAACTCCCTTTTTTTCATGATACGATCAGAGAAATCGGCTTTAACGCGAACAACCGGCCCTAGTTTCGTTTCGAGATAATCGAGATACTCCATGGTCTGAGGATGTTCGTGTCCAGTATCAGCAAATACAACGCTATGGTTAATTCCTGCTTCAACAGCAAGTAACCATGTTGCAAGGCTATCTTTTCCCCCAGAAACAGATAAAACGCTGTATGTGTCCTTTTGAAACAAGATTTTTGGGTATTTGATTAGAGACATTCTTCGCCTCCAAGAATTAGCTTCAGAAGAGCTTCAGTCATTTTCGACATTCCTGGTTATAGGTTTCATGGGTCATCAGTCGCCACTGCTTGCCACCGTTTTTACTTAGCAAACGCCAACGGAGGCCAATGCGGATCACGAGATAGGCGTGTGGCTTGACGCGGGTGTAATTACGCTGTCCACGAGCAAAGCAATTCAGGGCGGCAAGCGCCCTCTTACAGACCGGTAACGGCGCTTTACAAACAACAGATAAATGCGAATGCATGGCGGCCCTCACAGCGATCCAATGTGTGGAGAGGTCAATCGCTGCCAGATTTCGCAGACTTGCTCCGCTTGATATCGCGCGTCAGTGAGCGTGTAACGTGCCAGAGCGCTTCTCGCATGAGGCGCATAGTCTGTGGCCGCAGCAAGGTCGAGAAGTGAACGAATGCAGCGGTATTTTGTGCCTTCAGGAAAAATGCCTGACACCTCTGAGCGATCCACGGCATAGCGAAGTGAAACCAGTTTTTCCGGGGTATCTTTGAACCATACGAATAACGCCGCGTTCCGGGGATAGGTGTTATCGGCGATGAAAGCAGCAAGGCTGCAAAGTACATCTTCTTCAGCTTCGGTTGCGCTCATCACTTCGGCGCGCCAGTGAGAGTCTTTTTTCATCCAATCGAATGCCGTACTAATGCTGATACGGCCCTTCAAGCTTTCAGATTTACGAATGTCTATCGAAGAATAAAAAACCTTTCCGATCTGCCCTGTTGAGGGTTCAAAAAACACAGCTTCAATGGCGCACAGAGGTGATGACGGTTCCTTATTAACGTTAATCAAATCGATCATTAAGTGATTCATGGTCTACTGCCCTCGCTGGTGATTGTTTCGTGGTTGGCTATCCACTGCTCAAGTGCTGAATAAATCTCTTCGGGGGTAAGGCCTTGCTCTTTCAGCAGGCCCATACGAATGCGCAGCAATCCGAGTAAGTGGGCGCGCTCGCCTTTGCGCGCATTGGTGCTGATTCCCATAAACTCTGGATCGCTTATTCCACCTTCCGGCTTTATTGACGTAACCGACATGCAACCTCCTGAAAAAGGCAAAACGAATCCCCGGCAAAGTGAATGCCGTTATTTTTAAATCGGGTTAATTAATTGTTTGGACGCGGTTTTCTTTTAATCTGCTTAAATATCCTTTCATGCCAGTAATACATGAAATCAATAAATGTCATTCGCGCGCGATCGTGATTACCGCGAATTGCTTTTTCGAGCCCGTAAATTATTAAATCTTTAGACGGGCTTTTTGAGCTAATGGTGATACGAGCACCATTTTTTAGATGTACAGTGAACCCCTGCTCGGCAATTTCCACTGCTTCTCGAATCAGCATTTCCTGTTCCCAAGATGTTTTTTCTTCGGTGAACATGGCGTACTCCGATGATCAGTTAAAGCGAGGGGGCTCCAGCCGCCAGGAGGCTCTAGCTCCCAGTTTCAGGTGTTCCAAGATCTCCGGTGTAACCTCTACGGTTACCTCCTGCGGCTGAACAAACTTCATAGCCTTCTTCAGTTGCTCAGCGTCCAGCGATAGCAGGTCGTATGGTTTAGGGATATCACCATCGGTCACGGAAATAATGATGTTGCGGAGTTCTTCAAGAGTGCATTCATCATTCTCGCCTTGAAGCATTGCGAAATGATAAAGGTGGGATACGCCATGGCGTAAAAGCTGGAGAGAGTAATCATGATTCCATTCCAGAAACTCTTTATTGAAATGGAAGCATTGTAAAAGCGAGTTAATTTTTTCTGCATATTCGAGTTTCATTTTCGCCCCCAGAGATTAAAAAGCAGTGAAGCGCTTTTTACTCATGATTCTGTCAATCGTTCGGCATGCTTCTGATAAAGCAAAGTCAATGCCGTAATAATGGCCTGTGTGCGTAATTTGATAGCGCTGGCGGTTGTACGGTTTTTTGCGTGGGAGTTTCAGAATAGTAAAGCCACAGTAAAGACTGGTTTTGCTATTCAACTGCAACACCCCCTTACCAACCCCACTCTTCATATGAGAACTCCGTCAAACAAAAGATATTCATTGAATTGTTAAGCCATTCATGATGGCTTGTTTATGGTATTTTTTTATGGCCTGCATTCCGCCAAGAATGGGCAGGCAACTACACATAAAACAAGGAGTTTCAATGTCTAGTAATGAAGTTCGTAAGGATCCCTATGTTATCGCCAAGCAATATGGTTACGTCGAAGGCGAATCTGGTATGGCTTTTATTGGCTTTGGCTTCCCGCAAAAAGTCTCCATTCCATCCACCGACCGTTTCTTTGTTGGGCTCGCCTTGGATGAGATCGAAGAGTTGGCCGCCATTCTGCAAGATCACGTCAACAGAAATCGTGGCAAGTAATTGCTTGTAGGGAACCAGCGCCACCAATGTGGCGCTTTTCATATCGCCACGGTAGAAAATTTGCCCTTGTAATGCACTATCTGATTCAGCAGGGTTGAGCATTTTCATTCTCCCAGTCCAAGCCACATCAACCACCCTTCCCTGATCTCCTTCGGACGACTTTCGTAGGCCAGTTTCATGCCGTTGTTCCAGGCTGGAAGGTAAACCCAGTACTCGCCCGCACGGCCAGAAGTTGACTGGGGATCGGTCATCTCGATTACAGGTAACTTCCCTTTTTCGATCATGCCCTTCACCGCAGCAGGGGTTTTCCCGATGAGTCTGGCGAACTCCTGGTAAGGCACAGCATCCGTGCTACTTACAAGCTGTTTGCTCATCTGTTACATTCTCCTTTGGTGTAATTAATTGCTCTTAATGGGCAATAGTTGCTCCTATTGGTTATTCATCTATCGATTAAAAACATCATCGATAGGTTTAATATTCTACTATAGGTGATTTCATGTCAACACCGATCCATGAAAAGATAAAGCTCATTCGAGAGTCAGAAAGGTTAAATAGAAGGCAATTCAGCGACTTAACAGGCCTCGTATATGGTTCATTTTGTAGCTATGAGGCTGGAGATAAAAAGCCTGGGATAGAGCCAATTATGAAAATCCTTCAGCACCCCCGCTTTATCAAATACACACTGTGGTTTATGACCGATCAGGTGTCCCCTGAATCCGGTCAAATCGCACCGGCCCTCGCACACTTTGGGCAAGACTTAACAACCTCGCAGCACTCAGACCAAAAGACTGGTTAACAATTAACCGGTCTTACATACATTTCAAATGTCTATTATTGGTCGAAAAGTATTCATCACATAATTGCAACGCGTTAAGGCCTAAAGGCAAACGCACCCATCGGAGGGTTTTCTTATGACTATTAAGAAACTCGATGATGGTCGATATGAAGTGGACATCAGGCCTGCTGGTCGCAATGGAAAGCGTATCCGCAGGAAGTTTGATAAGAAAAGTGAAGCGGTAGCTTTCGAGAAGCATACCCAGTTCAACCACCACACCAAAGAATGGTTGTCAAAACCGACGGATAAGCGGCATCTGTCTGAACTGATACAGCTTTGGTGGAATTTGAAAGGTAAGCATGAGGAGCACGGTCGGATAAACCGCAACAAGTTAGATATTTTTTGCAGGATTACCGACGATCCTTGTGCTTTTCAGATTACGAAAGCGCTGATTAGTCAGTATTACGCGGCAAGAAGAAGTCAGGGCATTAAAGCTTCTACCATTAACCGAGACCTAAATAGCATCAGTGGCATGTTCACAGCGCTTATCGAGGCCGAGTTGTTTTCGGGTGAACATCCGATCAGAGGGCGGAAGAAGTTGAAAGAAGAAGTCCCCGAAACTGGCTATCTGACAGAGGACGAAATCAAGCACTTGCTCTTTAAACTGGATGGTGACAACAAGAAGATAGCTGTTCTCTGTTTAAGCACTGGTGCTCGCTGGGGAGAAGCGGCTCGACTCAAGGCGGAACACATCATACAGAACCGTGTGACGTTCGTTAAAACCAAGAGTAACAAGCAGCGGACTGTTCCAGTTTCAGCGGAAGTGGCAAAACTCATAGCGGATGGTAAGCGAGGGTTGTTATTTGGTAAGGCGTCATATTCTGACTTCAGGCAGATACTCAGGGAGGTAAAACCTGATCTTCCGACCGGCCAGGCGACGCATGCACTACGCCACAGTTTCGCGACGCACTTTATGATTAATGGGGGAAGCATCATTACGTTACAGAGGATCCTTGGGCATGCGCGAATTGAGCAAACTATGGCCTACGCTCACTTTGCACCGGAATATCTTCAGGACGCGATCTCGCTTAACCCGCTGAGAGGTAGCGCCGATGCGTGAAATGTCCACATAATGTCCACGGATAGGTAATTAGTTATGGCTTTCAATGGTCTTGCGTGCCGCGCAACTCCGCATTGTACCGTTGAAAGCCCCTTGTTCCGGGTGTTTCCAACGCACCCGACGGGGCTTTTTTCCCACCCTCGATGCAGGTATTCTCCCGACAGATGTGTTAAATTTTGTGTATCTCTGTTAATTCTGCGCTAATTGTCGTTTCGCATAGCTTGCCGGTAGTTACGATTAGCGTTCGGGAGCCGTATTCCTCATGTCCGATTTTCTCCTCGCTCGCGTTTCGCAAACGCTCGCCAATGAACACACCCTGGAAACATTGGTGCGACAGCTGCTTGAGATGCTGGAGCTTGTTACCCGAATGGAATCTACCTACCTGACTCGTATCGACTTCGAGGCGCAGCGCCAGCAGATTATGTACGCGCACAATAGCAGCGAAATGCAGATCCCTGAAGGTTTCTCCGTTCCCTGGAATGACTCCCTGTGTAAACGTGCGCTGGACGACCGCTGCATATTCAGCAACGATGTCGCCGAGCGCTGGCGTTCGTGTATCGCCGCCCAGGATTTGGGTATCGCAACCTTTTTCAGCATCCCCGTGCGCCTGACCGATGGCTCATTATTCGGCACGCTCTGCGCCACCAGCCGGGAAAGACAACCCTATAACATTGAGGGTGAGCAGGTGATGAATCTGTTTGCCAACCTCATTTCGCACTATGTTGAGAAAGAGACCCTGGTGCAGCAGCTTCGGGCTGCAAACGTCGCGCTGGAGATGCACTCGTACACCGATGAACTCACCGGTTTGCCGAATCGCCGCTCGTTGTTCAAGCATCTTGCCGCACAGTTTGCGCAGGCCAGAGAACGCCAGCGCAGCGTACTGCTCATTTTTATCGATCTCGATGATTTCAAGGCAATCAACGACCGATTCGGTCACCCCTGCGGTGACAGCTTTCTCATTCAGGTTGGAGAACGTCTGTTGGCCCGCGTCCGCTGCGGCGATATTGTTGGCCGCCTGGGCGGCGATGAATTTTTGCTGGTTGGCCTATGTTCCGAAGCGGAGGAACAACAGGAGTATATTGCCGCTTTACGTAAAGAGCTAACGGGGATCTATTTCCTTGGCGCGTACCGAATTAACTATCCCGGCGCCAGCTTTGGCGTGATTGAAGCCGACCCACAGGCAATGGACGTTGAGCAAGCGCTACGAAGCGCCGACGACGCGATGTATCAGGATAAAAAGTCACGTCGCCAGGGAACATTTTTTCATATTGACTAATATACGGTGAAATCCCGTATCATATTAAGCACGATTCGCACCTACAGGGGCTCAATAATGAGACTGGGTATTCTATTTCCGGTGGCTATTTTTATCGTCGCCGTTGTTTTTCTGGGCTGGTTTTTTGTCGGCGGCTATGCGGCACCGGGCGGGGCGTAA